GATTGGGTTCGGCGGHAAATACCCGTTCGCGGCCATCGAGCTAAAGCGCCAGGGCAAGGCGCAGGCGTCACCAGTGAGCAAGGAGCAAAGGGAATTCCTTGCTGCCGTTCGCCGTCGCGGCGGATTCGCCGCCGTGGCCTATGGCTTCGAGCAATTCAAGATCGCTTTCTGCGATGCCATCAAATAGCACTTTTTGTTAAAACCGCCCGGCGAAAGCCGGGTATTATTACCCCATCGAAACGAAGAACGGAGAAACATCATGAAAAACTTCTTGTGGGTAATCGCATCAATCGGTTTTGGTATTGTGGCCACTGGCTTCGGCCTTTGGGTAATTACTCTTGCTGGTCATTTTAAGGGCTTCTAAATGAAAGATATAGCAGACAAAGACACTCGTGACGCATTCATCACATTTGAGCAATTGGAGCGCGAAACGTTTATTGGCAATGCCCTTGCTACTGGCGGACACTATCAGGCTGTCAGGCCCGACAAGTTTTACCAAGTAACAGGCAACCGATACGCCGGGAGCAAAACGCCTGATATCGTGCGCGATAAGTGGGCGACAGATCGCAGCCTGATCGCATACATGGAAGAGCGTTACGGCCCTTACGATCTTGACGCCGCAGCAGACCAAAGCAACGCAGTTTGCCCGAAGTTCTACGACGAAAGAACGGATTGCCTTAAACGCTGGTGGGGTAAAAACAAGCACGTATGGCTGAATCCGCCTTACTCGTTTCCAGATCCGTTCGTACTCAAAGCCATTGAGCAAATGGAGCACGATAACCAGATCGACATTCTGCTACCCGGCGATAATTCTACGGCCTGGTTCCGTGACGCGCAGAAGATGGCTGCCGAAATCATCTGGATTGTTGCCGATGTTGAAGAGGATGATGACGGGAACCAGTTAAGCCGATCCGGTCGACTCGCATTCATCAATGGATTAAGCGGGAAGCCAGTAGACAACAACAATAAAGGAAGTGTTATTTTCATCATGCGCAAGCTCAAGCCGGGAGAGGAGCAAAAGACGCTTTACATTCCGGTAAGCGAGATTTGCCCGTCATTATCTAAAAAGCGTATGCGCAAACGTGGGATCTGAAAAATGGAACAGATAGAATCTTTCTCCGAGTATCTTCGGATCGTGGTTGAATTGCTGGACAAGTACGGCTTCATTGGTACGGATGAGGAAAAGTTAGCCTTCGCTGACACCATCGACGGAACCTACATGGAGTTCATGGACAACGGAACCCCGGCCGCTGACTGGCCAGAAATTCTTGAACGAGAATTGATTGAGTTTAAATCGCATGAAGGCGCGGAGTATTTCGCAAAACAGCACTAATTGCTAAACAATACCCGCCGCGTGCGGGTATTATTACACCATCAACCAATCAGGAGCGAACGCCATGAAAACAAAAACCATTGCAGACACCATCAAGATCGTACCAGCAAAAGCGCAAGTTGTATCTCGCCACCTGGTTAACCTTTCTCGCCTGTGCATGGCAGACTACATGGCGAACCCTTCAGAGAATGGACTTGATGGTGTAGTCGGTGAGATTTATTTTCGCGCCGGGTACGGCCTGGAAAGTGTGGCCATGTATGAGCAAATGGCCGAAGGTTTTTGCATTTACGGTGACGAATGATGATTGTAGAGACTGGTCGCGCTGCCGTATGGCAGCACGCAAAAGAAGCAGGAATAAGTGATGATATCGTGAAGATCGCAAAGCATTTCGATATCAAAGATATATCAATTATTTTTGGTGGGAAGCTCACCTATCTACACGAGCGCCCGGTGAAGCGCACGCGAATAGCAGTGTCAACGCGAGCGGAGGCAGACGCGCTGAAGATGTTCATCCACTAGTCTAAGCAGCAGAAGAAATATTACAAGTAGCGGGGAAGTGAAGAATGCGATATATTGCGATCTTATTTACGGCGATCCTGTTTACGATCGCAATCATTAACTATGCAATTCAATTGGGATAAATTATGTCACCTAAAATCACAGACGAAGAATTTTTAGCCGCCCGCGAGGAAGGTAAAACCTACCGCGAGATCGCGGAAGAGTTCGGCATGAACATTCGAAGCGTTGAACGTCGCGGAGTTCGCCTGGCGCGACAAGGACACCTACACGGAAACGCCCACGTTGCGAAGCATATCCCGGACGGCTTCGGCGTCAAAGGCACGTCGACGATGATTCGCGCGGACGGCTCCGAGGTCGTTCGGTGGGTTAAGTCGGAAGTAGACCGCGATCGCATGGTTGCGCTTATGGAGGCAGCGCAGGCGGCTTTCTGCGAAGACCTTCCGCGAGCCGAACCGCAACCGCTGGATGAGTCGAAGTTCTACATTGAAGATCAGCTTGCACTGTACCCGATCTTCGACCTGCATATTGGGGCAATGGCGCATAAGCATGAATGCGGCGAGAACTACGATACCAGCACGGCAGAGAAGGTTCTAAACCGCTTCTTTGATTATTCCGTTTCGGTGGCTCCGCAATCACAAAAGGCGGTTTTGTTGGTCGGTGGTGACTTCCTTCACAGTGACGGCCTGGACGCAGTAACCCCGGCAAGCGGTCACGTTCTCGATCAGGACAGCCGATACGCAAAGCTTGTTTATGTTGCCATTCGTTCGCTGCGTCGCGCAGTGTCGCTACTGCTTAAAAATCATGCAGAAGTTGAAGTGCAGGTGATTGAAGGCAACCACGACCAGGCCGGGATGATCTGGCTACGCGCAGCGCTGGCGGCGTTCTATGAGAATGAGCCTCGCGTTTTTGTTGATGTTAGTCCGGCGATCCTGCATCGAACCTTGTGGGGCAAAACCATGCTTGGCTATACGCATGGCCACACGATGAAAAAGCCGGAAACGCGCCTTGCTGCGATGGCTACCGACTTCCGTAAGGAGTTCGGCCAGTGCGACTACATTTACACGCATTCCGGCCACTGGCATCACCAGACTGTAACGGAACACTCGTTAGGAATTGACGAAGTGCATGGCCAGTTAGGCGCAAAAGATGCCTACGCCGCACGCGGCGGATGGCGTTCATACCGCCAGGCTGCGGTGATTCTGTACAGCAAAGAATATGGCGAAGTAGGCCGCTTTATCTACCGCCCGAACATGTAACCACAACGGCCCCGCGAGGGGCCAACAAGGAAAACCGATGAATAGAAATATCTGCATTTTCGATCTCGATGGCACGCTTTCCGACGGAACCCACCGCTTGCACCTGCTGCCGAAAAAAGATCTCCACCTTACAGAAAGTTGGAGCGAATTTAATGGCGCGTCAATTGGAGACAGCCCAATCCAAAGCACTATTGACGTGGCGAATGCGCTTTATCGATCCGGAATGACCGTTATCATCCTGACTGGCCGATCCGATGAGGTGAAGACCGAAACAATGATTTGGCTTGACCGCTACGGGGTGAAATATGACAGCCTAATCATGCGCCGCGCCAGCGATAACCGTAAAGACACGGTAATCAAGGAGGAGGAGTTACGCAAAATCGGACTTGATCGCATTGTTGCAGCGTGGGATGATTCCCCCAATGTTATTGCGCACTTGCGCGGCCTGGGGATCACGACTTACCAGGTCTGCGACTACGGCGACAATCTTCACGATCATTTAAAATCACACGGAGTAGACAAATGAAAAATGTAATTATCCTCAACGGAGCGCCGGGCATCGGAAAGGACACTATCGCGGAAATCATCTCGCGGAAGTGGCAATACAAGAACCTTAGCTTCAAACAGCCGATGTTTGCCATTGCTCGCGCTGTGCTGGGATCTACTGATTTTGCACGCTTTACTGCCCGATACCACGACCGCAAGCACAAAGAAGTGAAATGCGATTTTTTGGGCGACCGTTCTCCGCGTGAATTCATGATTCACATTAGCGAAAATTTCGTCAAGCCGACCCTGGGCAAAAATCAGTTCGGCAAGTTGCTTTGCGATTCGGCGCTAATTTCGCCGTTTAACTGCATCGTCAGCGACGGCGGCTTCGATGAGGAGGTGGAGCACGTCGCAGCGCATGAGGCGCTTAACGTGTTTGTCGTCCGCCTTCATCGTGACAGCATGACCTTTGAGGGTGATAGCCGCAAGCATATTCGACGCCCGGATCTTATTTGCGACACTTACCATGAACTCGATTTTGATATGACCACTGGCGAGCCGGAAGACGACGCACAAAAAATCCTTGATATGGTGTCAGATGTTGCATTAAAATTATAAAGTTAATGCCTTTATTATCATCACCTTAACTATTGGGAACCTTGATGGGTTCCCTTTTTTTTGTTCTTAATTTGGCCTAATGCATATATCATCACCTTACCATTTAACTAACAGAGGTTGCATATCATGCGAGAATTCATCAACGCGGCAACCAATAGCAGCGGTGGCGTTGCCCTCGCGGGATCTGCAACCGGGCAATTAATCATTGCTGCCATTGGTTTATTTTTCATGATTCTATTCGGCTCCTTCGGCGCGTGGTTGCGCTGGCGAGATTCAAAGGCGCTTCGTGAAGCGCTGGAAGCCGGGGATATCAAAACGGCGGTGAAGATCAGGAGTAAATAACATGGGGATTAAAACGCGGGTTACATTCGCGGCGGCGGTGGCGATCGCGGTCGCGTTCCTCCCCAAAGTGGAGGACACGAAATACAAGGTTTATACGGATATCGCTGGCGTTCCAACTGTATGCGAAGGCATCACAGGCCCGGACGTTATCAAGGGGAAAACCTATACCCGGTCAGAGTGCGACGCGCTTTTAACCAAGCATATCCAGGTGGCGAAGCGAACCGTTGACAGCAAAATCAAAGTCGATGTTCCGGACACCTTCAGGGCGTCGATGTACAGCTTTACGTTCAACGCTGGCGGCGGCGCATATTCTGGCAGCACCATGCTGAAGTTAACGAACCAGGGCCGATTGCGCGAGGCGTGCGAGCAGCTATATCGCTGGACGTACTACCGCAACCCGAAAACGGGAAAGATGGAGAAGTCGAAAGGCTTGTATAATCGCCGGGTTCAGGAATATCAACTATGCATTAAGGATCTGAAATGAGCACATTAAACTTTCAACGAGCGCTGGCCATCGGCTTTATCGTGTGGGCGGCTGCCGTTGTTTCCGGTTGCGCGTCAAGCGTCCCAATCCTTTCCGATCTGGTTGGTAGCAAGCCGGATATGACGGCGCAAGTCGGCGCGGAGAACGTGAAACAGGCGGTTGGCGTGACCAACAAAACGGACACCTCAAGCAAGCAGGAGACCACGTTCAAAGAGTCGGCTGTAGGCAAGGTTGACACGTCGAACAAGAAATCCGTGACGACATCCAGCATTCACGCCAACCAGATCACGGCGGACAAGATCGAGATCCGGAACGATGAAAGCGGAAGCCTGATTCCGTGGCTGATTGGTGGTGTTGGGGTGGTAATGCTGGCGATCGGGGTGTTCGGTCTTTGGCGGGAACGAAAAAACAAAGGGGCGTAATGCCCCTTTTTCTATATGTACCGTTTGACGTGCAATAGCGCTACTCCGTCTTCATCGTTAAGACCATGTTCAACCGTGTTGGTTGCGGCCATTCCTTGATAGAGCAAGATGAGCGCGGCACGCAAGTAATTTTCTGGTGTGATCTGTTTCACGCAAACAAGCCTGTGAACTTCCGTTATCAGATCTTCCACCTGGTTTCCCGAAAAGCTGTTCATCACTGAGTTGGTCAAGGTGCATCATCTCCCACATATATCGGTTATCCATCCCATCGAACGACCGGAAATCAAAGCCTATTTCCCTGTTATCCGGCCCCGTACACCACACAGCGCCGTTTTTTCCGTCAAGGTATCCATTCGTATAGCTTCGCGCTAAAAACTCCTTAGAGACCATTGAGGCGAACATACGTTGCGACACGTTGGCGGCTTTTGCCAGGCGAGGCGCTTCGCGGTGCGTGTAAACGAACTTCGCAAAATCCTGCCGGGTGAACTCCCGGCGAGATTCGCAGAACTTGTAAATGTCAAGAATGAACATCAATTACCTCATGAACGACGGGTTGATAAAGACTTCGGAATCCATCACGCAGATAAAGCCTAATTCCTCCATCTTCGGCAATAAGCGTTCCTTAATCTTTTTGCTCACCCCGGCCTGGCCTTTGAAGATCTTCAGGTTGCGGCAGGCGTTATAAATGCCCTGGACGGTCATAACACCTTTTGCCTGTTTGCAACGACTGGCGATAACGTCATACAGCGCTTTAATTTCCGCTCCCTCACCAGCAAAGCCGGAAGAGTCAGCCGACGACAAATACGTTTTGCTCAATTCATGGAACATGATGATCGCTTCGTCAATGGTCGCCGTGTCGATCTTCTTCGAGCGCTTCCCGCCGGGTTGCCAGTTCCGGATCGTGTGAATCACGGAAGCCAGGCGCATAACCTGCTTATCAAACTTACCCATCGCACCGCGAAGCATTGTATGCGAATACTTGCCGCCGTCGCCTAACTCCGGTTCTAATTCCTGGCGGGCCTTGTTCAGTCTCCGCATTGCCGCGTCAGTAACCTGCAACTTAACGTTTGATTCGCTCATAATGTCATGAATCAGCCGGAAGTAATCCGCCTTCAGTGACTGGTCGATCGGCTCATAGGTCGAATTCCCGTTTTCGTCGATGAACACGCGTTCGCCTAAACGGGTTTGCTCACGAACCAAAAGGAAACGCTCCGAGACACCGATCCCGCGAGAACCCGCTTGCATGATGGCGTCGATGGTTTCATCCTGTGCAATTACGCAAATGCAGCCCAAAGCCACGAATGACATATTATTGCTAACGTCGGCACGAGCGATCGATACGTGGCCTTTATCCCATGCTTTGAGCACCAGTTCGCTGTTCGTCTTCTTGCCGCCGTCGTTGCCATACGTGATCCCCAAAAGGCTGTTAACCGCCGTCGCCTCATCCGAGATAACGGCAAAGTTTCCCTGGCGGTTGTTAATCTTCGCCAGACCTTCCGGGGTGGTATCGGATACCGGAAAAGTTAGATCACATAATTTTTCAAGTTTCTCTTCCAGTTCGTCACGGTCTTCGAAAAGTTTCACCATATCAGATTGCGATAACTCCCCTTTTAGCGCCTGCTTGTTGGCGGACAGCTTCGCCATGATTTTCTTACGCTCCTTCTTGCGCGACTCGTTAATGCGCTCGACTTCGGCGACGATCGGATCGATGGCCAGCGAGTTAATGGCAGACTTACCAGCGGAAGGCGGCTGCGACGTGATAACGTAAAGCGTTGTCGGTTGCTCGCTGCCGTGGTACTCGACCCAAAATCGACCCATCATCGCTGCGGACACGGTTCCGAGAAAGTGCATGTAAGCGGATGATTCCGGGAACTGAACAGATCGGGCGGCATTGAGCGCCAGCTTGCCGACCACATCGTAATCATTGGCGATCGAGATTGTTGGGTATTTATCCGCGTTTACGTCGATATCTTTGGGCTTTGGCCAGAATGAAACGGAGTCACGATACCCGTTCGCACGAATCGCAACACGCAGAGGACTGATACCCTCCCTTTCTGCGATGGCGATAATATCTTGCGGTGATACGCGGTCATTTAAAAACATGCCCTTGCTCCTGATTGGTTAATCGTTCGGCTAATCATATGCCGTATTAAATCCGAGATCCAGTGATAATCTAAACACGCTTGAAAAACGCGCTTGGATTATCGGGGCGCATGGCCCCGAACCCGTCACAGGTATTTAGCCTCGAAAGTCGTTCCGTCCGATACGCTGAAGCCGACCTCCTCGCGGTACAGCGTCCAGCGGCATCCGTCACGGTCGAAGATGTAGCCAGCAACCGCACCGAGCGCACGACCGCTTTCTACCTGGTAGCGCTTGCCTACGCTGAAGGATTTTTTCATCGGGTTGCTATGGTCAAGGCCGACGCATTTTAGCGTTTTGGTTTTGAGTTCGATGAACGTCGCAACCGCCGCTCCGCCGTCGCCAGCAATAAACAACTCGCCGCTAACGCCTACCGACAAAATAACGCGCTTCTTCTTCAGTTCGATGCTGTCATATACCATCATTGACACGTTGCCTTCATCGTCGACGCGGGCGGAATAAAGGTTGTTTTCATGGATGTTAACGGCACGGCTTGACGTGCATTTAATCTTGATTGACTTCGCCATTTATTTTCTTTCTCCCATCTCGATATACAGATTTACCAGATCCAGAAAGTCGGCTTTATTTCTGCAACTCAATTTAAAGCCAACGTGCGACTCAATTTTATTTTGCATCGCAGCCAGGGTTGCGCCGCCATTATTCATCCTGAGAACTTCGCGGCATACTTCGGCGAGTTTTTGAGATATCATTTCTTCACCACCTTTATTTCCATTCCTTCGCAAGCGGCTTTGATATCATTAATCAGCCGATTAAGTCTTAAATCAGTCATTACATTGTGATGACGAACATCAATAATCCCGGCAACGACTAACAGCATGACGGCAAAGATAAAACCACCAGGCCCGGACATACACAAAACAGTTAACATCATCAAGATAATAAATTTCATTTCCTTTTACTCCGTTGTGTTTCGATGGGGTAATGCTACCCGACTTTCGCCGGGTAGTTTTAGCAATTCGTGCTATTCTCGATAATTCGCCTGGAACACGGCGCGGGCAAAACCTCGCGGAGTAATGGAGCGCAGCATTTTAGTCCTTTCTGACCTTCCGCCCAAAAACTTCCAGGCCCAAAAGAAATTCACGCCTTCTACTCCGTCCGGCGGCGGGAGCCGTTTCGGTTCGACAAAACCGTTTCCGTGCCATATGCACGTTTTCTTCGTGTAATTGTCACAGTGGGGCATTTTGGGATGCCATACAGGTTCGTTCGGAGAAACATAGCCGCCGAAGTCGCGCGGGTGAAAATAGAAGTCAGGCTTGCGCCATAGTGACGACAATTTTCCGACCGGGTTTTCGACCATCCAGGGGCAACCATACTTATTGCCTAATTGCTCGACCATCTTCGCATCATCTGCGGCTGATAGAACGTCATTATCTTCCCTTACGTGCTTGATTCCGCTATGCGCTAACAGCGTGCATGACGGGAACGCGAAAATGAAGTCAGGATCGGGAATTCCGAGAATCGATCGCTTCACGTCAAAATCCTTGTCGATCCAAATGTTAACATACTGGATATTGGGGTGAACCATTCGAATGCTATATTCTCCGTGGTCGCCGGAGTCGGCATTGAAGCAATACACCTTGCATCCCTTGATGGCCCACGGCAGGCCCATGATGCCTGAGCCGTCGAACATGCAGTAAATAACCTTGTCTGTCATGCCGTCCACCATTTTTCAATAAACATGCAGTAAAGGTTGATTGTTGCAGTTACGCTATCAATCTGAGCGCGTTTTAACACGCCGCCAGGAACAGTACCAACAACATAACCGCCATTGACAGCCTTCGTGATCGTGATCTGCGAATAACCGCATTCGCGATTCAGGCGCATAACTACAGAGCCGTTCTTCTCCAGCGCAGCAAGAATAAGGTTTGTTTTTGGTTTGTTCATTGTGTAGCTCCTTCGCTTGTTGGTGTGGGGATAGTATGCCACTATCCCGCCATGTTGTTTTAGCAAAACGTGCTATGCCGGAACGCAGGTCGCGTAATCCTGGCTGATGTAGATCGTGCGCTGAACGCGAGGTTCATGCTCGCCGAGTTCATGGAGATAAACATCGTTGCTTCCAACCCGGCACGGAACCGATCCGAAAATAAACTCGCCAGTCTGCTTGTCGTTGATTTGCCATACATTACCGCCTTCCTTTTTGACAACCAGGAAAGGCGCACTGTCTGCACTGAACTCTTCCGGGCCACGACCGTAGTAATGCGTGATCGCAGCTTTGGCCGCAGCGCTGAAGGCATCGGTAACGTCATTGGTCGCCTTGTCGCGGATGGCCTTGATACGCTCTTCAGGCGATCCGATGATGTAGGAAAAGCTGTTCGAAATGGTAACTGTTCGCATTATATTTTAACCTCGTTTTGGTGGATGAAGTCGGCGACGTAATGGCATTCGATCGGGTTCTCGATACCCGCCAGCACCTCGCACGACCCGTTATTCAGTAGCTGGCAATGCTGGCACTCCGCACCGCCAACGCTGGCAATGACAATGGCGATCCCGTTGCATGAACCGCCGAACATTCTGTGCGGGAAGGGGTAAGCATCGCAGGTGCAAACCACCTCCCCGGCCCGCCGTTTTCTCATACCTGGCCCTTCTCGATGCAGAAAACCCAATCACGAGCGTCAACCGCAAAGCGTGCAACGCCGTCGAGCACCACGAAGACAGTAAACCCGTTAACGCCGCGCCCCTTCTCGATATCGGTTACGGTGCGGAACAGATCGCTTGCTCCATATTGAATTTTATCCCCGACGACTACATCCGCAAATGCTTTCATGTTGATTCTCCTGACTGGTTTCGATGGTTTAACTATACCAGGCCTTTCGGCCCGGCGTTTAGCAATTCGTGCTTATTTCACTGCTTTCTTCGCTGCCTTGTACGCCTCTTTGAAGGCCGGAACATCTTCGACCGGAATCCAGAAGCCGGAGCCATAGCCATCATCGTAGCAAGGGCATTGGTCGCAGTAGTCGCCCCAGGTTTTCTCTTCGCCACCGATTGAGAAGCCAGTGGCCATTTCGCATAACGCTTCCTCAACCGCTTCGATCTTGTCTGCGTCGCTATCCATGATAACGAAGTTCCACTTGCCGTTATACTCGCTGCCCAGGTTGATTGATTCGCGTTTAAGTTTCATAGCTTTAGCCCCTTTGGCTCAATTCGTTTCGTTGAAGTCATCATAGCAAAGCCGACCGGATGGTTTTTAACAAAAAATGCTATTCCTGCGATTGCTGATTATTCCACCCATTCGGAATAGTGGAATAGTGCGTGATTGCACCTGATTCCATGGTGATTAGTTTTGACGAATCATGATTGCTTGTGATTGTTTCATTTTGTGCAACGATTTTTGGAGTGTTTCAGGATTTGCAACGAATTGCATAAATGTATGCACCATGCACGCAATTTGCCGATCGAAGCTGTCAAAACAGGTGGCTATTTGTGGCGGCTTTGTGGTTATGTGGTTTTATGGGGTTGCTTTGTGGCGGGAAAAATCTTACCGGAAATCCGCGCAAAAAATGAACAATAAATACATATAGAATATACGTAAGTATATATAAAATAAGAATATTATTATTATATATCTATATCTATTTCTCTTTGTGGTAAGATTTATCCGCGTGCTGGCTTACTCGTTCGCTACCGCGTCAAAAAATTTTTGATGTTCCGCGCCGCCGTCGTGAAATATATAAAGGGGCATATATAAGGGGGGTTAGTTACCGAGTTACCACAAAAACGGCAAACCCGCTTGACACAAGGCTTTGATGGGGTATTATTCACGTAGGATTGAGCTTACACCAATCTAACCACAAACTTTAACAAAACCACAAAGGAGCCACAAAAAAATGGCGAGACCAAAAGCACAGGACAGGATCGAAATCACCGATCCCGACGAGTTGCTCGACCTGGCAAAGTCGGCAGCAAGAAAGCGGATGGATGCCACTGGCGAAGACCGCGAGCAGATAGAAGCGATTATCAAAGAGGCATACGACAAACCCTGGGGAGGCGGTGAGTACCTGCGGGCGCGATTCGTTGCTGCGGGTCACGACCTGCTTATCAGCGATTCAGAGTACCGCCTTGCCACCAGGGGAAGCGGACTGTACGACTCGACGATCTCAAGCGCACTGAAGCGGTTCGCAAAACCAGGGGAGAAAATCAGCAGGCGCGTTGTGAATGGATTCTACCACGTCACGATCGCAGAAGACTTGTCGAAGGAGGCGGCAGCGAAAAGCCATGAGGATTCGATCCGGAAGGAGGAGCGGGAAAGGATAATCGAAATCATTCGAGCGCTGACCGGGGAAGATCTTGATGTTCGTATCGAACCAATCACGGCCCGCGTACTCATCCAGGCAATTAAACTCAATGTCAAATCGGGAGATGTTAAGCAATGAACAGCGCCAGGATTATCACCAACGCCGCTAAAGCGGAGCGCAAAAGAATCATTGAGATCGTGGAGAAGACGATCCCGAACCACCCGCTATGCAGAAAGGCTAAAGCGGAACTACTGTCAAGAATTAAAGGAGATACCAAGTGAAACTATATCCAGACCAAAACGACCCGGCGGCACCGATGCGCCTGGGAAACACGCCAATCGACGAGCAGGAGGTTATCGCAGCCATTGCCACTGCATCGGACGACGAAAATCCAACCGCCCTGGAATGCGTGACAGCCGACCTGCTGTTAATGTCATTTCTTCCGGAATCTGAATCTTACATTCAGCACATCACGGAGACTGGCCAGGCGGTGACGAAGCCGGAATTCATCGGCGCGTCGAACGTCCTGGCGATGATGGCCGATGAGGCCGACAACATCATTAGCCTGGATTATCCACAATGAGCGCCTTTATCCTGTTTTCCATCGGTGTTAATTGCGGATTGCTCCTGGCGGCATTTATCATCCGCCTGAGCAACAAGTAGCACTTTTTGTTAAAACCCGGTCAGGGAGATCGGGTATTATCTCTTCATCGACAACGAACTGAGGAAAGCGAAATGATTACTCTGATTACCTGGGAACACGAAAGCAGCAAGCCAGAAGTGCGCGAGTTCGAGACCGTGGCGGCGTGCTACAACCTGGCGGCAAATGGTGGCTTTTACAAGGCGCAGATTGTTAACGAGTTCGGGGTTGTCGACTATGAATTTTAAGGCGAGCGATGTAAAACCTGGCGCGGTCTACGGATCGCGCCTCAACAACCGCCTTTGGCGCTGGGATGGCGAAACTATGTGGACTAAAGGCGAGGGCGATGTTATTTGGCACGAGTGCGGCTGGCCTCAACCCACAATGAGCCGCCTTGATATCGCTTATTATCTTTCAGTTGGCGATATGCACGAGGTGGAAGGATAGCACTTTTTGCTAAAACGCCGATGGCGAGATCCGGTATTATTTACCCATCGACAACGAACTGAGGTGATGAAGATGGATAAGGTTATCAAGATGAGCGAAGTTAAGCCGGGCATGATGGTTAAGTTTGCTGGCAAGTTTCGCCTGGTTCTCGCAGCAGATCGCAAGGCGAACATTCTCACTATTCGCGTTAATGGAAAGGCCCAACTCTTCGCGCCGCAGTCCGACATTGAAGTTGAAGTTCGTATCAAGTAAGCAAAATGGAGATGAAGATGAGCAAGAAGAATCCATATTCAACCAGCAACTACCATAACGAACACGTCATGCGCTGGCACTGGCAGAAACTCAAAGAGCGCTACCTTGCACGCCAGGGCAAATAATCGCAATAGCGCCGCTTCGGTGGCGCTATATTCCCACCACCAACACGGCAAACGCCAGGAGGAATGGCCATGCCACGATTTTCAGCAACAACCAAACTTCGCACCTTCGCCGGGATGCCGATCCCATACTCATCAACCAAAGCCGTCCAGGGTAGCGAGCACGGCGTATACTTCCACTGGTGCGGCAAGTGGAGATTCACCGCAATTCGCGGGTTTTACATCACCTGCGATCGCGTTGACATTGACGACCATTCCGGCGGGAACCAGGTTCACGAGTTCAAAAAGCACGAATAGCACTTTTTGCTAAAACACGATCGGGGCAATGCGTTATTATTACCCCATCGAAACAGAGGAGCAAAAAACATGATTGGCAACCACAACAACGAACTGAACGCAGCCGCCCACCGTCGCGCCGTCGAGCAGAACTTCAACGCGCTTAAAGTAGCCTGCGATGAGATGAAAGCAATGCTTGAACTGCCGTCATGGGATCCCCAACTCGAAGACTACTATGACGGCCTCCGCGTCAAGCGTGACGATATCATCAACCGCCTGCGCCTGGCCGGAATGTTCCTGTAAGGAGAACGCAATGATTCACGAGGTTAAATCCGGCGAGCAAGTAGTGGCCACCATCACGCAGCGCCACGTTGTAGCCTTCCAGATTAACATCCCTGGCACGTTCGATATGCAGTCGCTTGACGTGCCAGTTTGGGCCAACACGGTTGCCATTGATGCCGACGGCTCAATTTGGGCCTATGAGTCGACCGTTGAAAATGTTCGCCTACTGAGCTACTCGCCTGATTCATGGGTGGATAAGGGGCCGGGCGGAAACAAAATGGTTCAGGTGGGCGAAATGGCTCGCTTCCCTGATTGGGCAAAATCGAAGATTGACCTTCGCGGCCTGAAATAGCACGTTTTGCTAAACGCCCGGTCAGAGGATCGGGCATAATTATCACGAAGTCGATTAACGACCAAATTATGCAAGGAGACATGACAATGCAGCAATTCAAATCTCGCGGCAGGGTATACAGCCTGCCAGATACCGCCACTCATGCTGCGCCCGGCGTATGCGTCGGCCTGTACTTCAGGGATGGCGGCAAGTGGTTCTTCATTGGCGATCTTATGACGGATGGCGTGCAGCCGCTACTTTGCGGAAAACATCGCGGATTCTTCGAACACGATATCGTGGAACTGAAGCAGCAGCGTCAGCCATTCGCTTTCTGGAACAAAATCAAAGGGGTGATCTTTAAATGAACCAATTCGAATTCCTGGCGCGGGCTCACCGTGCGCTTGCAATGTACGCCTTCAGCAAGAACATGAAGATTATCAGTGTTGAGGTTGAGTTCAACAATATCAGCATTTCCGGCTATGTGGGCGGCTCGTACCACGTTACAAAATTCAGCTTCCCGTCGCTGGACAGCCTGGAGCGTGAGGCTCTCGGTTTCTGAATAGCACTTTTTGCTAAACGCCCGGTCAGGAGATCGGGCATAATAGCCATACACCAAACAACGGAGATTCACCATGATTCGCACTACCAGGCCGCTACCCAATAACCTTTACGCCACGATTGGGATTCGCGCGGTGAGACTGATTCACGTCAACGAAGTTGGCAACGTGGCTATTTTGTGGTTTAAGCGCCACTCAAGCGGGGTTGGCCTGAGCATTGAAAGATTCGGGCGCTTTAACGGCAACTCCCGAACCCATTCTCATTGGGCGGATGGAACTTACCACTGGACGCACGTTAAGCACGTCAAGAACTTCGACGCCAAATCACTGAGCGACGACGACGCCTGGAAGATGGTAACAGATCTCTTTGGTTATGATGCCTGCATGGAGGTAGTAGGGTGATACGTTTATCAGACCTCGATCGCCACTGCTTAACCGGGCAATTTGGCGAAAAGCCAGTGTTGTGCAAGATCTCGAAGGTTAAGGGCGAGCCGTTTGAGCAAATCAGAACGCTTATAAGTTTTGCCAGACGAAACCGCCTTTACATCCAGGCGCGCGGCGGACTGTTCGCAAAGCGGGTTCATTTTGCGTATGGAACAGGGTTCTACACTGGTGGCGACGGGGTTAACCCATCGCCGAAAATGGTTAGGCTGCGCGAGATAATCGAACACGGCTACGTTTGGACTAACGGGATCTACTAATGGAAACATTAACAGTGATTTGCACCCATGCGGGTTACGGGCCACTTATTCCGCTGTTCACGGTGGGTAAGGAGTATCAAGCCAGGTTCGGCCCCGGCCTGGATGAAGTCTGGATTTTGCAGGACGACAAGAAAACAACGGAGTTGGGAGAAAACTGGTTAGCGTGCCGTATGCCGGACGAAAAGATAGCGATGTTTCTTAACAGACCATATGAAAACAACGTTCTATTTGAGGTGAAAGTATGAAAGTAAGCAAGAAGAAAATTGCGCTATATTGGGCCTTCTTCCTGGTTGGCCTGGCGCTGCATGATAATGTAGACTGGCATGCGGTCGGCATGATTTGCATCATCATCGGGTTATGCCGCCTGTCTGAGATTAACGGATTCCGCCGTGGGTATCGGGCAGCGTTCAGCGGCGAAAAAGAATAGCACTTTTTGTTAAAACTGCCGTAACGTCATTTGATAAAGTGGCGTTACTGAAGTGAACAATCCAATCAGGAGCAACGCAATGAACGACAATTTAATCGCACTGCTGGAAGAACTGAATTCCTACGGCTGCGCATACATCGAGCTTTCGAGCGAGCAGGTTATTGAAGTCGCAATCGACGATGACGCCGGGTTCACCAGATTAAGGGTGGCGGCAGGGGCCGAAGAGGAATTCGAGGACTGCGGCATCCGTGAAGTAACCAACCTTCTCGAATCCCACCAGGTGAAGGAGATCCGATAATGAACACCGTCAAACTTATGGTTGTCAATGCGGCCCGCGAGCGTGAGCGCCACCTTATCGGCTGCGTATTCGATGCCGTCGAGGTGCACGAACCGCTAGGCACGGTGCACGTAATCCAGGGCGGATACCTGAACGAATTCATCGTCAACCCGCTGGACACTGACGAAGATTTGACCATCCGTGTTGGCGGCGAGCCGGAAAACGCGCTTTTCCACCTGCGGAAAGTATCGAAGGCGTCGCAGCGCAAGTTGCTGGTTCGCGCACTGAAGCGCATAGCGAAGCAGCGCGGATACACCGACGCATACATCCGCAAGTTCGGCACGTTCGCTGGCGTAGGCGATTGGGCGCGGTCATGGGCCGACTTTTACTTCAACAAATCCGGCGAATTCTGTGCCGCGCATACGGACTGGCTGCATGGAACCGAACACGATCCCGTTAACGGCCACGAGTGGTACGAATTCATTGAGGCTGAATTAGACGCCCTTTGATAGCACGAATTGCTAAAACGAACGTCCGGGGATGGTGCATACTATCCCCACACTAACAAGAGATGGAGCCTAACCATGAACACCACACAAATCATACACCTGATCCCGTCCGACAACTTCGCCAAAGACGACGACCCGCTGTTAACCGCCGTTATTCGTGCCGGGATCGGCTGGGCGCTTAGTGATGCCTCGTGCGAATCATTTATGCGTGAACCATTCTCACGAATCGCGGAACTTGAAAAGCAGGTTGCGTTCCTGGCTGGTGAACTTCAGGAGGCTATCGCCACGATCGAGAAGGTTCGGGAAATCATGCGCACCGAACCTGGCTATGACGTTGAAGATCACGCGCGAGTTTTGCGCATGATGGCCGACGCTTTCGCAAAGCTCCAGCAATAGCACGAACCACAAACACTAACCGGGGTTGCTGCATGGCAACCCAATCAAAGATAAGGAAAAACATCATGATTTACGCAATCATTGCCCTGGTGGTTCTTGTTCTTGCCCTGTATGCGTGCGGCTGTTTCCTCATGCGGGCCTTCCTGAAATCTGCGGATTCTACCGACAAGGAAGATCTTTATCCTGTGCTTTGCTGGCCCTGGATTACACTTTCCGCCGTTGGCAGCGTGATCATTTCCCGCAATTTTAAGTGGTGAGATGGCGCTTGGGTTCCAAAAATGGATTGCCCGCCAAATAGCACGAATTGCTAAAACCGATCAGGGGTAAGCTGGTATAGTTACCCCATCGAAACGAAACGGAGTTACAGCAATGAAAATCAAAATCACCAAAATCGACACGCTCAACGGCGACGGCTCAATTACCCTGGAAGAATGCGGCCTCAAAATCGGCGACGTTCTTGAGGTCGACGGCCACTTCAATGATGGCTCCTACTGTGTGATCGCTCCGCGCAATAGCGAATTTATCCAGGCTGGTGACAATATCAGCGTGAGCAAAGACGAATGCGAGGTTGTGGAAGAATGAGCAACAAAATTTGGGTACTGACCTACACTATCGGAACCAACGATGGGCGCAAGTCGCGCCGCCTCACCTGCGATACGAAAGCGCAGGCGGAAATGCAGCAGGCCGTGCTGGGCGGCGAGGTGGTCGAATACATCCGCCAGCCAGAATCCTTCCAGGTCAATTGGCCTGAGAAGATGGATGTTGACGCCGTACTGCATGAAATGCGACAGGTGCAAAACGACCCGGCGGCGTGGAAAGATCTGTACCTTTGCGGCGGTGACGCTGAGTCAGTCCGGGATCCATTCCGCCTTGTCCGGCAGGCGCACGCGGAATGGTCGGATCGCCAGTTCGGCAACGTTGGCCCGGTTGGCCCACTGAAACACCTGGCTAAAGAGGCCAACGAAGCCGCTGAAGCACCGGATGACATTAGCGAGTTCGCCGATATCATCATGCTGGTGTGGGATGCAACCCGCCGCGCCGGAATCACCGATGAGCAGTTGGCAGTGGCGGTGGAGGAAAAGCTGGAGCGGAACAAACGCCGCCAGTGGGGATCCGTTAAAGATGGCGAGCCGTGCCACCACTTGAAAAATTAACGAATTCGTATACCATTTAAAGCGCCTGTAAGCGATTCTGGCGGGCGCAAATTTCATTAAGGTGATTCTATGTCTGAGTTCTCAAAAGTCGAAGATATGCCGATTGGCGCAACGGTAACGGGTATCCAGATGAGTGAGTCGGTCGATACGATTACTCCGCTGGCCTTTCCGGTTACACAGGTCGAAACCGACAGCAAGAAAGGTTTCATCTTCATCTACAAAAATTTCAACGCCCCTCTGCGTGTCGAGATCTTCATTGCTCGCGGAACCTGGGTCGAATGGGAGAAGGCTTAAATGTTCGGACTGAATGAGGCGCAGTACAACGCTGTGAAGCGCGTGGCGAAACGAATGACGGCGGAAACCAAAGACGCCATACGGAAAGACAAAAAGACTTACGATCAGGTCGCCGCCCGGATGATCGATAAGCATTGGGCCGAAGTCAACACGCTGTTAACTCGAGGTCAGTTTATCTGGCTGGCTGGCTATCTCGAAGGCCGTTTCGGTCGCCGTGATGGCGAGTATGAGTAAAAAATAAGCGAACGAATCAACCGCCTATTGACGCATTCACGCTGACCGGGTATCGTTAAAAGCGTAGACACAAGAGGCGGTAAACATCCGCAAGTCTCGCCCCGCTTTGGGGCTTTTATTGGGGGGTTATGATGCAGTACAAGGTCATACTCACAGCAAGGAAAATGGGCGGCTTTTGCAAGTCCTGCATTCAAGAGTTCAGCGTGACGATTGAAGCGAACGATACCGCCGACGCGGTGGAGAAAGCAAAAAAGCAATCCGGCGTCAATCTGGATACGCATAAAATCAACATAAACTACATAAGGGAAGTTAATCAATGTTAACTCTGATTATTGCATTGTTAATGCTGTTCATAGGCTATCACGTTGGCGCGGCTCATCTTGTCGAGCGCCTTTCAAAGCGGGTACATGAAGGCACATTTGCGGCCATGATGTACAATAAGAAAACGGCGCGTTGGGAAAAAATTGGCGATCCGGATGGTATCGCAAAACGAATTGCGTTTTCGCCGCTCCCGTATGTTGACTGTGAGCCTTTTGCATCACTTCAGAAAACACTGAAGCGGCGTAACAAACTGATATGAACATAACCCGCTTCGGCGGGTTTTTTTGTTCATGCAATCTGGTATACTCGCAACTCAACACAGAAGGAGGATTAACAATGTCTGAAGAACGCAAAAAACGCGTAACGAAATCGCACTTCGAAGGCAATTTCAAGGCGCTGTACGAAAAAGATTTTGGCGTAGTGCTGGGGCGAACCGCCGAAATGACGCCACAACAATTCTTCGAGATCGCGAAGGGTTATTTCCAGTGGGCCGAAGAAAACGCCATCAAGGCTGCGGAAACCGCCACTTTCCAGGGCGACGTTAACGAGTGGGGCGTGAACAAGCCGCGCATTTTCACGATCACAGGGTTAAGCCTGTTTTGCGGCGTGAACCAGTCAACGCTTGTACGCTATCGCCACGACCCTAACTATGCCCCGGTCATGGAGTTTATCGACTCCGTGATTTATGAGCAGAAATTTCAGCTTGCTGCCGTCGGCATGATTAACGCTTCTTTCGTCGGTAAAGAGATGGGGATCGACAAGCCTCCAGTGCTGAACATCGACGCTATCGCCGGGGATAAGAACGAGATCACCGAAGAGAAGTTAGAGAAGGCAGTGACCAATATTCTTGATAAGCTGTAAGGGTCAGATATGAACGAAATGATCATTTGGGAAGACCTGTCGCCAGCCGATAAGCTGGCAATTAAGGCGCTGAGTACGCGCAACTTTTCGCTATTCCTGAAGATTTGGTTCCAGATCATTCAGGGTGAAAAGCTAATGTGGAACTGGCATCACTCCTACTTTTGCCACACGGTTGATGAAATTATCGCCGGGAAGCGCAAGAGCACGATCGTTAACGTTGCGCCAGGCTCCACAAAGACGGAGGTGTTTTCAATCCACCTCGCGCCGTATGCGTATCTCAAGTGCCGGAAGGTTCGCAACCTTCAGATCTCGCAGGGTGATGCGCTTTCAAAAGGCAACTCGGATCGCGTGATTAAGATCTTCTCATCAAGCGAGTGGCAGGAGCTATGGCCATCAAAGTTCGGGCGCAAGCAGATCGATGAATTTCAGGTGATGGACGATAACGACCGCGTAAGGCTGGAAATGGTCTCCCGTTCGTCCGGCGGCCAAATCGTCGGTAAGCGTGGCGGGTACATGACGCCAGGGTTTAGCGGCCTTATCGCGCTGGATGATATCGACAAGCCGGATGATATGTTCTCGAAGGTGAAGCGTGAGAAAAACCACGTTCTGCTGAAAAACACCATTCGATCCCGTCGAGCGAAGAAGAAGAAAGGCGACGAAACGCCAATCCTTTCCGTGCAGCAGCGATTGCACGCGCAGGATGCCACCTGGTTCATGATGAGCGGAGGGATGGCCATCGACTTCGATCGGATTGTTATCCCGGCGATGGTAACGCGGGAATATGGCGAATCACTCCCTGACTGGTTGCGACCTGAGTTCGAGCGCGACGTGCTTTCCGGCCCGTCGGTGGTCATTGACGGCGTGGAATACTGGTCATTTTGGGAGGAGAACGAATCGATCGAGAACCTGGTTGCGCTACGCGAAGCCGATCTTTATACGTTCCTTTCGCAGTATCAGCAGGAGCCAATCGCCCTGGGTGGTAACGTGTTCAAGTCGGAGTGGTGGCGCTATTACGGCGATTCCGACAAGGCGCACGAGCCGCGCCCGGACAAGTTCGAATATACGTTCATCACGGCGGACACCGCGCAGAAGGTCAAGGAGCTAAACGACTACTCCGTAATGTGCTATTGGGGCAAGTATCGGGATCGCGTCTACTTCATTGACGGTATTCGCGGCAAGTGGGAAGCGCCAGATCTCCGCGTTCAGGCCGAAGCATTCATCAAGCAGTGCTGGCGTCGAAACAAGGAGTGCGGGAACCTCCGGCGAATCTACATCGAAGACAAGGCGAGCGGTACGGGTCTAATCCAGGATTTAACGAAGGCTGTAAACGGCATGGGCGAGATCGTCCCGGTGCAGCGCGATAAAGATAAGGTCACTCGCGCTATGGATGCGCAACCAATCATCAAGGGTGGGCGTGTCGTGCTGCCGGACAATCACCCATTCGTTGCAGAGCTTGAGGCGGAGATGAGCGCGTTTACATATGACGATTCTCATCCACACGATGATATTTGCGACAACGTGTTTGACGCCGCAAACCTGGAAATGAACCTGAGCGACGATCCGGTTGAGCGAATGAAACGCCTTGCGGGATTGAAAAAGCTGGGTCGCTAATACATAATGTGGGCCTGACGGCCCACACTTAAACAAGGTTGAAATATGAATAACATTAAGATGGACGACTATAATCAAATCTTTAATGGTGGCGCTGGCTATGCGTCAACCCTCGCGTCTATCGCGGCAAGATTTGGAACAATGTCGCAGGTTGAAGAGTTCTATCATGAAAACGGCATGGCGAAGAAAATCGTTGACGTGATCCCGGAAGAGATGGTCGCTCCCGGCTTCCAGCTAAACGGCATTTCAGATAACACCAAGTTTCAATCAGAATGGGACGGGTTAAATCTGGAGCCGCAAATCACTGATGCTCTTTGCTGGGCGCGGCTGTATGGTGGCTCCTACGTCCTGGCGATGGTTAACGATGGTCGCGCGTTGACTTCGGCAGCGAAGCGGGGTAAGCCGCTCGAATCGATCGTTGTTTACGACCATGATTCCGTTTCCGTAGCAGAGGAGGAAACCAGCCCACGAAGCCCACGATTCGGAAAGCCTAAAATGTACGAGGTGAAGCCGCTAAACGGCGGGCAACCGTTCAAGGTGCATTATACCCGTATGCACTACATCGACGGCGAGCGAGTAACCAACAAGGTGCGCAAGCTAAATAATGGCGCTGGTGGTTCGGTGCTGAACAAGTCGATGATTGAAGCGATTCTTGACTACGACTATTCGGAATATCTGGCAACGCAGCTACTGAAGCGCAAGCAGCAGGGCGTTTGGAAGGCGAAAGGCCTGGCGCTAATCTGCGACGACAAAGAAGGCGAGTACGCCGCCCGGTTGCGCATGGCGCAGGTTGATGCTAATTCCGGCGTCGGCAACACGATCGGCATTGATGCTACCGATGAAGAGTACACCGTTATCAACTCCGATATTACAGGCATCCCGGAATTCCTTTCTGCGAAAATGGATCGGATTGTCGCCCTGTCAGGCATTCACGAGATCGTGCTAAAAAACAAAAACACTGGTGGCGTAAGTGCAAGCCAGAACACGGCGCTACAGACGTTCTACAAACTGGTTGACCGCAAGCGCAATGATGATTACAAACCGCTGTTAGAATTCCTGTTACAGTTCATCGTAACGGAGGAGGAATACAGCGTCGAGTTCGAACCGTTGTCGCTGCCTACCGATGCGGAGAAAGCGGATATCTTCCAGAAGAACGCCAACGCGGCTCGCGGCCTCGTTACCGACCAGGTTATTGACGCCAACGAAGCGCGTGATACTCTGTCGGCGTTGATTCCAGAACTGAAGCTAAAAGGCAACGCGCCGGAACAGAAAAAACTCCCCGATCGCAACACTGGTTCAGGGAAGACGCAAAGCGCAGAGATTTTAAACAACACGGAGGCGGATGATGAAAGTTAACGGCAGAATCCCAAACTGGCGTTATCCTGAAGCAAGCGAGCGGGATTTATCCCGCTCCATGCAGGACGCGGTGACAGAACTCGTGGTAGAAATGCGGGATCGCTTAGATCGTCTGAAATTTGACGCCACGGCGGAGGAAATCAGCCAGGCTGAAGACGATATCAGCGAATCGGCCATCGTGTTCTTTTCCGCCGTAATTGCGGCGCTTTCCTCCATTGGGTTGACTATCTATAGATTCAATTCGAAACAGTGGCTTGCAATTGCGATCGCGGCTGGCGGGCGGAACAACGAATCAGTTATGCGCCTTAAAGAATTCGGCGCTGGCGGGTATGAAGACTGGTATCAGGAAGCGCTGAAAAAGTGGCAGGATTCCGCCGAAGCGTCAATCAGGAAACTAGCAAGCGATATCGTTGCTGACTGGACAACGAAAGTTAGAACCGCCAACAACATTGGCAAGTCTCGCAAGCAGATCGATGAAATCATCGAAGGTCGATACGCTATCTATGGTAGTTGGTCGCGCAACCGGGCAAGCGGAATCATCGGAACTTTTAACAGTATGTTGATGATGCAGCGCCTAAAAGATGCTAAAGTATCGCATTACTTTTGGTTCGGGATGATGGACGACCGCGAGCGCGAGAGCCATATCAAGCTAGAAGGTAAGCGACGCCCCGTTAATGGCGACGGCATTTTCCCCGGTGAAGAGTACGGTTGCCGTTGTTGGGCGGTTCCAGATTTTAACAATGTAGAGGTATCATGATGAAAAGAGTTCAAAGGTTCGACACGGTAAAGATGAAGGCCCGATTCGATGAGAACGGCTTTCTGGTTGATACTCCGATCGTGGCGCGTATCGGTGCGCAGACGTACCAGACGCCAACCGGGCCGCGCGTCGAGTTCCGCCCGCGTTCTGAGGTGTTTGATGCTGAATCGCTGGTCTCATACCAGGGCAAGCCGATCACTTTAGGTCATAAGATGGTGAACGCACAGAACGCAAAAGGCCTGGTGGTAGGCTCTTGCTCCGGCCCTGGGAAAGAGGACGGGATCGGCGTTCTTGTTCCGGTGATGATTTACGATGGTGAGTCGATCGAGCAAGCCAAAAAGCGCGTAGCGGCTGAGTTATCCGTGGGCTACACTTCGGTCGATATCGATCGCAAAGGTTGGGGCAATAACGCAACTGGCGAATATTATTTCGACGAAGACCTACCGGAAAACTTCGAGGAGATGAAAAATGATTCCGTCTCTGATTGGGTTCGCTTTGATGCGGTGCAAACGAAGATTCGCGTGAATCACGTCGCGCTTGTTTTCCGTGGTCGTGCCGGGATTGCGAAATTAAATCTTGATAGCGAACAAGAATTCCCCTATGATGACGACTCAAACCACAAAGGAGCTAAAACAATGATCATTAAAATTGACGGCGTAGATGTTGAAGTGGCCGATAACGTAGGCGCTTACATTGCCAAACTAGACGCGCAAGTTGCATCGGCAACCAGTCAGGTAACTAGCATCACCGCAGAGCGTGACGCGCTTCAGGCCAAAGTTGATGGCATTGAAGATGAAGTTGCCGCCCGCGTTGCTAAAATCAAAGCCGACGAAGACGCAAAACAGAAAGTTATCGCGGTGGTTTCTGCCGCTGGCGTCAAGTGCGACGGCCTGGATGTTAAGGCAATGAAGGTTGCTTACATCAAAGAGGTAGACGGTCGTGATCTGTCTGACAAAGAAGATTCGTACATCGACGCTTCTTTTGACTTTATCGCCAACTCTGATAAGATGGCTGGCAATCGCTCCAAAGTCTTCGGCAAAAAAGAAGATGGCGAGCAAAAAGACAAAGGCGGCTTACCGAAACTTGACGGCACCGAAATCATCGATCCGCAGGCAAAATTCCGCCGCTAATAATTTGCGGCCTTCGGGCCGCTACCAGACCAAATAAACAGGAGATTCAAAATGGCACAGATTCCAGCTTCTTATTCCCGCAAGCGTGATATTGCTGTTCCGGGGCAGATCGCTGATACGTCACTTTACAATATCGATGGCACTTGCGTTGCTGAAGGCGATATCAAAGCTGGCGTACTGGTGGCTTCCACTGGCGCAGTTTCCAATGGCCACAAGGTCGTTAAACCAGCAACCGCAGCGAGCGACGTCATTGTAGGCATCGCGCAATTCTCGCAAGCCTACTCGCCTGAAGGCAAGTATGACGATGAGAGCGCGGTTAACGTTATGACTCATGGCCGCATTTGGGCGATCGCGGACGCAACTGTTACTGAAGCGGATTGCGCGTTCGGTTCTTTCGTCACCTTTACCGCAAACGGCGCAGTAGCGAAGGGTGATGCCGGGGTTATCAAAACTGGCTACAAACACACTGGCGAATACACCAAGAACGCAGATGGCACCGTTCTGGTGAAAGTGCAGGTGCTTCAGGGCGCCGTTGCTCCAGCGGCTGCAACTGGCGACGCTGGCGTATAAAATAAGGGGCTTCGGCCCCATTTTTGCACCAGAAAAAAACCTTTGACGGCTTAACGATTCGTGATATTCTTCATCTCGTTAAGCCAAATACACAAACAGGAGTTTTTCAGATGACTATGAAATTAGATGCATTCGAACAGAGTGCAATTAAGGTCGCAATGCAGGGCATGGGCGTCGACGCCGCAAAACTGGATGCTTACGGTATCTGGACTGTTAAGCAGATGACTCAATTACTGAATCGCCAGTATGAGCAGGCATACCCGCAGACCAGCGCACTTGAGCTTTTCCCGGTAACTACCGAGATCTCGCCGACCGCCCGCCGCTTTGAGTGGCTCGAATTCGATGGCGTAACTTCTGCGAAAATTATCGCCGATTACACCGACGACCTGCCGACCGTTGAAGCGATGGCGAAAGAGAAGTCAGGTAAAGTTTTCCGCCTGGGTAATGCGTGGTTTATTTCCATCGACGAAATTAAAACTGGTGCGGCGCTGGGTTCCAGCCTGAGCGATCGCAAGGCAACTCTGGCCCGCGAAGGTCATGAGACGCTCGTTAATGATCTGGTGTTCAAAGGCTCCGCTCCTCACGGCATCGTGAGCGTTTTCGACCATCCGAACATTAACCGCATGACCGCCAGCGCCAAATGGGGCAATGATGCAGCAGCGGCTGAAAAGGCATTCGAAGATCTGGAAGACCTGCTAAACATGATCGAAGAAACTACGCTGGGCCGCCATCACGCGACCAACATCGTTATTCCTCCGTCTAAGCGTCGTCTTCTGACGAAAAAGATGCTGGACACTAGCGGCGACTCTTATCTGACCTGGTTCACCAAGAACCACCCGAACATCACCATTACGGCGATGGCGGAACTGGAAGATATTGACGGCGCAGGCACCAAAGGCGTGCTGGCATACGAAAAAGACCCAATGAACATGAGCATCGAGATCCCTGAGCGGTTCAACATGCTGCCGATGCAGCCGAAAGACCTGCATTTCAAAGTTCCTTGCACCTCCAAATGCACTGGTCTCATCGTGTACCGCCCGCTGACAATTGCGATCCTTACCGGGATTTAATCAAAAAGCGCCTTCGGGCGCTTTTTTATTGCATTGCATTCTACAATGTGCTTTAATTTGAAACCTAAAGTAAACCAATGGAGCATTAACAATGGCCAGTAAAAAAGAAACCGTAGAAACCATCGAAACCGTAGAAACCACCAGTGCCGAACAGGCGTCGCAGGTTGTTCAGCTACAAAACGTTGGTGCATGTGCAATTCGCTATAAAGGCAAAAATTACGTCTATGAGCAGGTTTTTGAAGTGCCGGAAGACGAGATCGACAGATTCCGCCACGAAATCTTCAAAGGCCGCGTCGAGTTCTACGACAATCCAAAACGCACGCGCGAATACATCGCAGCGGTAAAGGCGAAAGCGAAAGAGATCGTGCAGCCTAAAAGCGCGGAATAACAAAAACCAACAAAGGGCGCTTCGGCGTCCTTTTTCATATCAGGAGATCGACCATGAGTTACACAATTCAAGATGTGATCGATAAAATGCGCAGCCTTGCACCTCCGCTTAAAGAGGTTCCAGATGAACTGCTGTCTGCGTGGATTGTGCTTGCCGAAGAGTTCGTTTGCAAATCCAGGTTCGGAGATTCCATCGTTACGGCTATCGCATTGATGACCATGCACCTAATGTTTTTGGATGGCGCGATGAAGCAAGAAGGCGAGAGCCTGGAATCTTACACGCAGCGAGTGGCATCGTTCACCCTGACCGGGGAGTTTTCCCAAACCTTCGATCGCGTATCGGCGTCAAGCGACAACGAAATGCTTTCTACGCCGTGGGGCAAAATGTACTGGCGTATGCTCAAGATGCGCGGCGGCGGCTTCGGCCTTCTTACCGCCGGGAACGTGCGCCGCTGCGGAATGGGTAGGTGATCGCTATGAACTACAAAGCAATCCAGACACGCGCAAGCGCTGGCATTAAATTCTTCAGCGACGCTGACGGCGTGTTCAACAAGTACACGAAAGGCGCTGGCGGCGGAATCGATCCGGAAACCGGGGAAGATATCATTCCTGGCGAGGTGGTGACGAAAATCAAGGGCGCGATCAGGGATGTAAATGACCGTGACATTAACGGCGAAACCATCCTCGCTGGCGATAAGCGCGGGTTTTTCACTCATGATGTGCCAATCATGGAAGGTGACGAAATCGAAGTAGACGGCGAGCGCTACCGCGTGGTTAATGCCCGCCCGGTAAAACCAACCGGAACCGTTGTCGCCTACCGTCCAGTTTTACGCAGGGTGGCGACTTATGGCTAATTATACGATCCGGGAGTTCACAGGGGCTATTGATGCATGGTGTAAGGCCGCTGGCGATGCGCTGGAGGACGTTGTAAGGTTTACGTGTGAAGATATTCACCGCGACCTTGTAATGCGTTCTCCGGTGGATACAGGGCGCTTCCGTGGTAACTGGCAAATCACCTTTAACCGCGCCCCGCTTTACGCGATTAACGCATATGACCAAACTGGCGAAAAGACGATCCAGAACGGTAAAGCCAACATTGCACTATACGCAAAAGGGGCAGGGATAACTTCGATCTGGTTCAGTAACATGCTAATCTATGCGAACGCGCTGGAATACGGCCATTCAAAGCAGGCTCCCAATGGCGTTATGGGCGTTGTTGCGATCCGGTTGGGCGTTTATGTTACTGAAGCAATCAAGCGAGCGAGGGCGAAAAATGCATTATGAGATGGCGTTAAAATGCAAGGCGGCAGTGGCTAAATTTGCCGCCGAGAACGGGTTGAGGGTCGCGGGGGATAACGTTGACTTTATCCCACCGAGAGGCGGGGAAACCTACCTTAAAGCCTCCTACGTAGAGGCAGATTCAAGATCGGTTGACCTGTCAAGGAAATGCCGAGTCTATCTGGCGATGGTTCAGATTGACGTTATCTTTAAGCCTGGGATCGGAACCGACCGCGCGAGGTTAATCGCGCAAAACGTTGCAAAATATTTCCCTGAAGGTAAAATCTTGGGTGATGACAAAATTAATCTTTACGTAAGCGAGTGGGCCGAGGTTCACGGAGTGCAGAAGGCGCAAACCGGGTGGTTCTTCCCCGTTCGCTTTACGGTAAGATGTGAACAAATGGAGGCGAGCGGTTATGCACTTACCTAACGGGAGCAAGATTTTTATTGAGGCCAGCAACGAGAGGGAGTACGATTTTAAGTGGCTTGACACAACTGATGTTGGCATCCCAAATACTTATGTTCTCGTTTTGAATCAGGCGGCTGGCGTCAGTGCTTTTGGTGTTGGCGATATCGTAGTAATCACTGAGTGCGACAACAAGCTGATCGAGGGTAATGTATACTCGATCCGCTCTGTTAATGGGGATGTTTCGAGGGTTAGGGTATGGCCTGAGTACCGAGCCAATGATTTGCCAGTTGGTAATTACGTTTCATCGCCCGGAAAGGTTCGTCGCATTTCATCCTGGGCGGAACTGCCTTGCGTGCAGTCAATCGACAAGGAAGGAAACGAGCAAAACTGGTATACTTACCAGTGCCTTGACAGCGGAAGGGAGGAGCGACAGAAGACGACAAAATCAGCGCTGTTTATGTCTTATACAATGGCTCATGATCCGGGAAATCCGGCGTATGATATCATGAAAGCACATGAGCGAGATAAGTCATTAATGGCTATGTATATGCACATCCCAAGAGCAGAGGAAAACCGCTATTGGTCTGGAGGGGTTTCTTTTGACGATGTTCCAGATACGGCAGTGAACGAAATGGAGACTGTGACGCTACGCATGGCGATTCTCGGATCTTATAATTTCTTGCCATCCAGCTAACTAGCGGGCATAATGGCGTTGTTAAACTTTCATCAAAACAGGAGTATTCAACATGCATTTACCAAACGGTGCAAAGGTCTTCTTTGAGAAGGCTCGCGGTGCGACGATTCCGTTTACCGCAATGACCAACGACGCGAAAAACCCAAAAATCACAGTGGCGGACGGCAAGCTGAAGGTGAAAGATATTGTGATCTTCACCGATTGCACCTGGGGCGACTTCGTTAACAAGGTGGCTCGCGTAAAAGCAGTGACAGCAGGCGTGGCAACGCTGGAAGAGTTCGACACCTCCGACAAGAACAAGTATCCCGGCGGCGCGGCCACTGGTAACGTTATCGCGATCACTGATTGGGTCGAATTGCCTTGCATTCAGGATTTAGGCAAAGACGGCAACGAACAGCAGTTCTATAACTATCAGTGCCTTGGCGATGAGCGCGAGCAATCCGAACCTACTTACAAGTCGGCGGTGACGCTTAACTACACGTTTGCGCACGATTACAGTAACGCGATCTACCCTGTGTTGCGTGCAGCCGACGCCAGTAAGCAGGTGAAAGCGATGTACATGTATATCCCGCGAGCTTCCGAAGTTCGCTACTGGTCTGGAATTGCATCTTTCGATGACATTCCATCCACGGCGGTTAACGAGATGGAAACCGTAACGCTTAACGTTGCGCTTAAAGGTTCTCACGTCTTCCTTCCGGTTGTCGCGTAATTAAATGGCGGGGCTTGTGCCTCGCCTTTTTTTGTGCATAATAGCGAATAACAAAAACCAATCAGGAGTTAACAAAATGGCTAAGTTCAAAATTCAAATCGGCGGCAATCTCCCTTCTTTCAAACTGCCCGTAACTTTCACTTGCCCGGACGGCAAAGAAGCAACAATCACCATGACCGTAAAACACCGCTCCACCGATGAGATGAAAGACTTCTATGAGAGCGAAGATAAAGCGCCAAAGGGTAACGCCGAGTTTATCCGCTTCATGGCCGAAGGTTGGGATCTGGATGACGAATTCAGCGATGAAAACATTTCCTGGCTTTGCGCTCACTTCCCGGCGTTCGTCATGGCACTGCCACAAACTTACATGGCCGCGCTTGCGGGCCACCGTGCAAAAGTTTAAGGCGGGCTGTTTATCTCACGCTTCAGCCTGAGCTAACCGATCGCCAGCTTGCGGAGTACGGGTTAAGGCGATCGGATTATGAAGCAGATCTTGAAACGATCTATTTTGATGAACAGACCGCCCAAAGCTGGCAGCTATTCCAGGCCATGCAAACGCAATGGCGAATCGGGATGAATGGCCCGACGGGGCTTGACTATAATACGTTGCCACTGCTGTTCGAATTGTATAAAATCGACAATCGAGAAGCGGCATTACTTGACTTGCAGATCCTAGAGGGTGAATACCTGAAGGAGATTTACAAGAAATCAAAATAAGCGCCTACGGGCGCTTTTTTCATATGGGGGCTAAACATGGCTGATAAAGTAGCTGGGTTGACGTTTGGCGTTGACGTTTCGCAGGTTGACAAAGCGGTACGATCACTCGCAGAACTGAAAAACCAAAGCCAGCAAACGGGCGCTGGCCTACAGTCACTTGCTGACGCTGAAAGGCGGGCCACGGCGCAGACCGAGGAAATGAACCGCGCGTTGCAGCGCCAGAAGCAAGAGACTGACAAATCAAAAACCAGCTTTAGCAGGATCGCAAGCGCCATCGATCCCACGATCTCAAAAATGGCCAACTTGCGCAAAGCGACGGAAGAACTTGATAAAGCGTGGGCTTTGGGGCTTGTTCCAGATAAGGAATTTTTCCGCCTGGGCGCTATCATCGAATCTACTACCAACCAACTCCGGCGGCAGCAGGCGGCGCTAACTGAAGAAGGTCGCGCAGCAATCGCAGAGGCGGAGGCAAAGCAGAAGGCGGCAAACGCCGGGCGTGATTTTGTCGCCAGTCTGAAACAGCAGGCTGACTCCATCGGGAAAACACGCGCCGAACTGCTGGAAATGAAAGCGGCGCAATTGGGCGTGTCGGCAGAAGCGGCCCCGTTCATTAACGCGCTGAAACAGCAAGAACAGGCGTTAAAGCGACAGCAGAATGCGATGGGCCTCGCTGGTATTTCTGCCGGGCAATATAAAATGGCCATGCGCCAGTTACCGATGCAGATCACGGATATTGTAACGTCCCTTGCGTCCGGGATGCCAATCTGGTTGGTTGCTGTGCAGCAGGGCGGGCAAATCAAGGATAGCTTCGGCGGCTTGAGTAATACGTTTAAGGTATTGTTGAGCTACATCAACCCGCTAACGGTTGGTGCTGCGTCGTTGGGTATCGCCCTGGCGGCAATCGCTAAAGCTGGTTATGACTCCTGGAGTGCGCAACGAGAACTGGCGAATGCGCTGGTGCTGACTGGTGGCTATGCTGCGACCACGACCGGGCAGATCACAGCCTTAACCGAAGAGATTAACAAAAACTCATCGGCTACGATTGGCAGCATTCAGGAAATCGCAACATCGCTCGCTAGTTCTGGTAAGTACACAATCAACCAGATTAAGCAGATCACGAAGACTACGGCGGAATGGTCGGCGCAGACGGGTGAGAGCGAGAAGACGATCACAGGGTATTTTGATGCCATCGTAAAAGACCCTGTTAAGGGGCTTGCCGATCTCAATGAGCGTTTTAATTTTCTGAAAGAGGGACAGCTAACCTACATCGAATCTTTGCGTAAAACCAAAGGCGAGACGGCAGCGGCTGAGGCGGCGACAAGGCTGTTTGCTGAAACGATGGATAAGCGCCTTAAAGATATCGCGGACAGCGCAACGCCACTCGAAACGATGTGGACGGATATCAAAAAATGGGCCGCTGACTCATGGAAATGGGTAGGCGATCACACGGTAGGGGCGCTAAACCTTATCGTTGATACGGTTTCCGCGATCATTAACACGATCAGGAAGCTGATTGCCGACGGCGACGCCATGATCGCGCAGTTCATCGTTGACGCTGGCCGACAGCTACAGAAAATCCCCGGCATGGGAGACTTTGGGAATGATTTTCTGGCGCAGCAGGAGCAGTTAATCAAGGACTCGAAAGCCAAATCCGCCGAGCTTGCAAAAACCATCGCGGAGCAGCAAGCAAGGATCGCCAAAGGAGAAATGGGGTACATTGACGCCGCGAAGGATAAAACCCTTTCCGGTGGGTACAGCAGCAAAACGAAGGATCGCGTAAATCAGGAAGAAAAAGATATCCTGAAAAACCGCAACGCCAGGAAGCAGCAGGTAGACGCGGGCGTTAAAATTGATGAGCAGTATCAGGCTGAACTGCTATCGCTACAGGCGCAGCTAAAGGTTTTGCAGCAGCACAAAGGGCTTGACGACAAGATCAGCCAGCAGCGCAAGGACTACTTCGAGACGGTCGCCAAATTTCAGGTTTTGGAAGAGGCAAGCCAGAAGCGAAAACTGACCCAAAGCGAACAGCAGATGCTGGCGAACAAAAAGAATATCCTGTACATGGCAGAGCAAAAGGCCATCGTGGGAGATCAGATTGTTCAGCAGCAGCGACTGAACGCCTTGCTTGACAAGTCTACCAAGTATCAAAACCAGATGGCGGAGAAAACCAAAGCGCTACAGGATACCGCCGGAATGGGTAGCAAGGAGCAGGAGAGATACCGGGCCAATGCGCAGATGGCGGCTGACTGGAAAAACAGCGGCGGATCTTTAAGTGACCCTGGATTTAAAGCCATGCAGGATGCAAGCAATAAATTCTACGCACAGCAAGATGCGCAAATGCTGAACTGGAAGGCCGGGTTCACTCATGCGTGGGCTGACATTGGCGACGAAGTTAATGACGTATACACCAACATCGGGGATATTACTAAAAACGCATTTAACGGCATGGCGAGCGTGCTGACTGATTTTGTTATGACTGGTAAGGCCAGCTTTAGCGACTTCGCAAGAAGCGTTATCGGTGACATTACCAACATGCTTATCAAGATGGCGCTGTTTAACTCGCTTTCTGCCGCGTTTGGTGGTGGCGGTACGTTCAGCTTCGCCAACATGTTCAGCAAGGGATTTTCTGGCGGCGGTTACACTGGCGACGGCGGGAAGTATGAGCCAAAAGGCGTTGTTCACGGCGGGGAATTCGTGTTCACGAAGGAGGCGACGCAAAGGTTAGGCCCGGAAAACCTGTACCGACTCATGCGCGGCTATGCAAGTGGCGGCCTGGTTGGCGGTAACGCAAGTTCAGGATCTGGAGTAACCAACGGCGGCAATGTTGCGGCGTCGGCTGCGATGGTGTTCACTATCGGTGACATTAACATTACGATGGGTTCCGGTCAGGATAGTAAGGGCATGGAGCAAGGCGTGAGGCAGATCGTGAACGATATGTTCACCGAGGCTTTGAGCCAAAACGGGCGCATTGCGAAGTTCGTCAATGAGAAAACGAGGAGGTAGTAGTGGATTCCTTTAAATGGTGTACACAAATTCAAGGAGGGGCGGCAAAGGTCGCCATCTCCAACAACATTCGATCGATTGTTTTCGGAAACGGCTACATCCAAACGGCATCGAGCGGAATTAACACAAAGCGCAGGACGGTTCCGATTGTTTATGGCGGTTCAGATTGGGAGGAGGTTTATAACTTCTGTCAGGATCACGTAACAAAGCCTTTTGTGTGGAAGGCACCGGATGGAAGAATGGGCGTATTCGTCGTAACTGCCGACTCCGTTAACCTTGCGCCGCAGGGTGGCGGGGTGTTTGAGGTAACGGCTGAATTCGCCGAACGCTTCACTTCAGCCGGATAATCAAAAAGCGCCCTTTACGGGTGCTTTTTTTTGGCCTATGATCTGGAGTCAATTAGAGGAGGGCTTACGATGACAGCCAATGTTTCAAAAGAGTTTGCGAACTGCTTACAAAAACTTTTCCCCGGCGAGATCCTAACGCTGATCGATATCGACGCCACAAAGTTCGGCGGGCAGGTCTACCGATTCCATAACGAGAACGTCGCCTATACAACCGAGGAGCTTTTGGCAGCGGTTAACGGCGGGACGCTTCAGCCAAAGATGATCACGTTTCGCGGCGAGCAGTACGGCCCGCGCCCGTTCGGCCTGGGCGGGATCGCAATGTCGAGCGATGGCACAGTGGAAAAGCCAACGCTGACGGTTAGCAATATCGATGCGCAAGCGAGTGCTCTTATTCGCGCCTACAACGGCCTCATGCAAGCCAAAGTTACGGTATGGGTTTTGGTCAAGGAATTGCTACAAAACGACGGCAGCGTTAAAGAGGGCGATTTTAGGCGATTTGTCTACTACATCGAGCGCCCAAAACAGGTCGACCCGCAAAAAGCAACGTTCGAATTAACATCCGTGTTTGATATGGATGGATTAATGATCCCGGCACGCCTAACGCAAACCGTTTGTTATTGGGCGCAGCGTGGGTGGTACAAGTCTGGAAAAGGCTGCGACTACAACGGGCAGAACGGATACTTCGACAAGTTAGGGAACAGGGTTGACGATCCGTCGCGGGATGTTTGCGGCGGTCTGGTTTCTTCTTGCAGGCTTCGTTTTGGTAATGAGCCGTTGAGTTTCGGCGGTTGTGCGACAGCAACGTTAAAGAGTGGTAGCTAATATGTTAACCCCAAAAATCAAAATGCAGATCATGCAGCACGCGAAGGAAGTCTACCCGCACGAATGCGCCGGGCTGGTAACGCAAAAATCACGCGTGCAGAAATATCACCGACTAGACAACGTTTCTCCGGATCCTGAGAACGAATCAATGCCGGATGAAACGCAGTATGCGATGGCGGCAATGGATGGCGAGCCGATCGCCTTCGTTCACTCCCACACTGGCGACGGGGCAACCACCGTTCCGAGCGCCACAGATTTATGCTTCTGTGATGAATCTGGCTTGTCGTGGGTTATCGTCTCCATCCCGGAAGGCGATATGCGAATCATTGAGCCGAAGCGCCGCCCGCTGATTGGTCGCCCCTGGGCTTTGGGCGCTTATGATTGCTATGGCCTTATTATGGATTTTCACAAGCGACACGGCGTCACGCTAAAAGATCGGCGGGTTCCGTTCGAATGGTGGAAGCCGGAATACAAAGAGAATCTTTACCAGGACTACTGGCAAGAGGACGGGTTCATTGAAAACACTGGCGAGCCTGAAGTTGGCGATATGATTATTTTTCAGCTTCAGGCGGAGAAGTGGAATCACGCGGGGATTTACGTTGGAAATAACAACATCCTTCATCACGCATATGGCAAGCTGTCTCGCCGGGATATCTATTCTGGATGGTACGAGCAGCATAAGGTTTTAATTTGCAGGCATAAGGAGCTAAAACATGGCATCACATACAAAGACGATTAAACTATCTGGTTCCCTGGGCCGTCGGTTCGGCGTCTTCCACAAACTTGCGGTTGATTCAGTCGCTGAGTGTATCCGGGCGCTGTCTTACCAGGTTGAAGGGTTTAAGCCGTTCATGCAGAGCAAAGTTGGTTCAAACATGCGCTTCGGCATCATCGCAGACGGAAAACCAATCAGCACGGACGACTTTTCTACTTTCGCCGTTGCAAAGGAGATTCGAATCATCCCGATCCCAAGAGCCAGAAAGAACGGCGGGTTGTTGCAGGTTGTTATCGGAGCGGCGATTATGGTTGCGGCCTTCTTTACTGGCGGCGGCTCGCTGGCGGCTATGGGCGCTTTTTCATCGGCTGCATTTATGGCTGGCGGCTCAATGGTTTTGGGTGGAGTAATGCAGATGATCGCACCGCAGATGGGCGGCAACATGAGGGCGAGCGAATCGCCTGAGAATAAGCCATCGTATGCGTTCGGCGGGCCGATTAATACCACGGCGGCGGGTTATCCAATCCAGTTGCCATACGGTTACAGATTGGCTGGCGGCGCATTGTTCGGTTCGGGATCTTACGCAGAAGACAACAACTAATTAAGCCATTCGCTTTTTAGCCTGGGGGCGTAGCCTCCGGGCTTTTTGTCGTGTACAATTGCGAGACTATTAACAGGAGGCTAAACGATGACTAATATCAAGGCCCGCAAGGGTGGTTCAAGCAAGCCACGTACTCCCGTAGAAATGCCAGATAACCTGATCTCAAAAGATAAGATCAAGTTATTGCTTGCTGTTTCGGATGGCGAGGTGGTTAACGACTTCAGCCTGAAGCAGTTGCATTTTGGCGGCGTCCCGGTTCAGAACGAGGATGGAACATTCAACTATGAGGGCGTGATTGCAGAGTTCCGCCCCGGCACGCAAACGCAGGACTACATTCAGGGCTTCAGCGAGTCAAGTGCTGAATTCCAGGTTGCTCGTGAAGTCACTCACAACACGCCTTATACGCTTACCGTATCGAACAAAAATCTTTCTGCTATTCGCTTTCGCCTGTTATGGCCGCGCGTGCTGACTCAAAAAGATAACGGCGATATGGTCGGATCGGTTGTTGAGTACAAGATCGAGATGGCGGTAGATGGTGCAAGTTATCAGACCTACCTAACTGGCAAGATTGACGGTAAGAACACGACTGGCGGTTACGATCGGAGCATTCGCGTTAACCTGCCGCAAAACTTCACGTCGCAGGTGCTTATCCGCGTTAGTCGAGTAACGCCGGACGCTGACGGGGTGAAAGTTGTCGACGCTTTCCGGGTTGAATCCTACGCTGAAGTTATTGATGCAAAATTCCGCTACCCGTTAACGGCCATGCTTTACGTTGAGTTCGATAGCGATCTGTTCCAGAACCAGATCCCCACTATCTCACTCAAAAAGAAATGGAAGATTATCCAGGTTCCGAGCAACTACGATCCGATTAATCGCACGTACTCCGGAACGTGGGACGGTGTTTTCAAGTGGGCGTGGAGCAATAACCCGGCATGGGTGCTTTATGACCTAATCATGAATCAGCGCTATGGTTTAGACCAGCGTGAGTTAGGAATCCCGGTTGATAAGTGGTCGCTGTATGAGGTGGCGCAATACTGTGATGAACTTGTTCCTGACAATCGCGGCGGGATGGAACCGCGCTATTTGATGGATGTAGTTGTTCAGTCGCAGGTTGAGGCGTTCCAGTTGGTAAGAGATATTTGTTCCGCGTTCCGTGGAATGACGTTCTACAACGGTGAAAGCCTATCGATTATCGTCGATAAGCCGCGCGATCCGGTGTACCTGTTTACGGCTGATAACGTCGTTGACGGCGTTTTCGTTCGGACGTTCCCAAGCGAAAAGACGATGTACACGTCGTGCAACGTCATGTTCGACGACGAAGAAAACCAGTATGAACAGGATGTTGAACCAGTGTTCAACCCGGACGCAGCAATGCGATTTGGCCACAACCCAACGAGCATTACAGCGATCGGGTGTACCAGAAGGACGGAGGCGAACCGCCGTGGGCGTTGGATTCTGCAAACGAACCTAAGCGCTACAACCGTTTCGTTTTCTACTGGTCTGGAAGGTATGATTCCTTCTTGCGGCGATGTAATTTACGTTGCAGATCCGCACTGGCAATCGGCCTTTAACCTGGTGCTATCAGGCCGCGTTATGGAAGTGTCTGGCGTGCAGGTGTTCCTGGCCTACCGTTGCGACGCGAAAGCTGGAGACACCCTGATCCTGAATACTGACGACGGCAAGCCTGTGCGCCGCACAATCGCCAGCGTTTCGGCTGACGGTAAAACCCTAACGCTAAACGTGGGATTTAATTTTGACGTTGCGCCGGATAGTGTATTCCTGATCGAGAGCGATCAGCTTGCAGCGGAACAGTATGTAGTAACCCGGATTGAAAAGGGTAGTGATGACGACGAATTCACCTTTGCCATCACGGCTACGCAGTACGATCCGAACAAGAATGACGCGATCGACAACGGGGTAATTACCGATAGCCGACCAACTTCGGTTGTAGACCCGGATTCATTGGGCGCTCCGAAAGACTTAACGATTAGCTCGTTTTCTCGCATTGTTCAGGGAATGAGCGTCGAAACGATGGTGATCGGCTGGTCTGCTGTACAGTATGCCAAACTGTACGAGGTACAATGGCGCAAGGATGGAGGTAACTGGAACAACGTTCCGCGCACTGCGACAACGCAGGTTGATATCGAAGGCATCTATGCTGGCGAGTATCAGGCCCGCGTTAGGTGCATTAGCGGCGGGAATGTAGCGTCTCCGTGGTCTGCTTGGCAACCGCCACACTGACCGGGAAAGTCGGAGCGCCAAAAGGCCCGATTAACCTTTTTGCGTCGGACAATGAGATCTTTGGCATTCGCGTTAAGTGGGCTATGCCAGAAGGAGCGGAAGACACGGCATACATTGAGCTTTACCAGTCGCAAAGCGGAACCGATCAGGACGCAAGCCTGCTTACACTGATTCCTTACCCTGCGGCTGAATACTGGCATTCAATTCTTCCCGCTGGCTACGTGAACTTCTACAAAGCCAGAAGTGTAGACCGGATCGGCAACGTTTCAGCGTGGACTGATTACGCTCGCGGCATGTCGTCGACTGACGTTAACGCCATCACGGATACGATCCTGGATGAGATCCTCGATAGCGACGCGATGAAGGAGCTACAGGAAAACGCACAGGATAGCGCGGCAAAACTCAATGACTACGCTAACAGCATCATTCAAAATGCGCTGGCGAATGATGCAGATGTTAGAATAATGAGAAAGGAGAATGGCAAGAGGAAAGCTGAAATTAAACACGCAGAAGTTCTCATAGCAAATGAGACGGAAGCCAGGGTGCAGCAGGTTAACCAGATCTCGGCAGAGTTCAACGAAAACCTTAATGCTGGATTAACTCAAGTTAACGAGGCGCTGGCCAATGAAACTGAGGCTCGTGTTACTTCGGAAGAGGCGCTTTCAGCAAGGATCGGAGAGAACTCCGCAGCGCTAGATCAGAAACTCGACTCATGGGCTGACGTTAATGGAGTTGGCTCCATGTATACAATGAAACTTGGACTGAAGTACAACGGACAGGAGTACAATTCCGGGATGGCGCTACAGCTTACCGCGAGTGGTGGAAGCGTTGTTTCCCAGGTGCTATTTATTGCTGATAGATTCGCTATCATCCGAAATGCGGAGTCTGGAGCGTACACTTTGCCGTTTGTTGTGCAGAATGACCAGGTTTTCATGAATAACGCGCTTATTCAGGACGGTTCTATTACCAACGCGAAGATCGGTAACGTCATTCAGTCCAACAACTATATCGCCGGGGAACAAGGGTGGATTATCAACAAGAATGGTAGTTCTGAGTTCAGCGAGGTAACAGTAAGAGGGACAATTTACGCTACTGATGGTTGGTTTAAGGGTACTGTTTATGCAGAGCATATTGAAGGTGACGTGATGATCGCAGAATCAAACACGATACCATTCAAGACATATTCAGATATTGATAGCGGAGATTATGAAATACTGAAAATTCATGGAGAAAACTTTGATAGGAGTATCGATACGAACCTGATTATACAAGTGAATTCTACATTCAGGAATACTTTTAGAGTAATTGTTCAGACTCCAGGGAAGGGGGAAATAGAATTCTACAGTATAGACACTGGAAATGACGGAGGTACAAGAGCATACGCGCTACGTGGCTTCGATTTGCCAGCAGCTGGAAGAGGGCAAGAGAATAGGATCATCGTTAGGGTAACTCAAAGCGGGAGGGGTAGCAGCATAAAAACATTCACTCCATGGGTTGAGAGAGATAATGGAACCACTGGACAAGAACCGTCTGGTGGAGTCATCTATAACACTGGTTTTATCAGAGAGAGGGCATACATATCGGCGTACAGAAAAGGAAATAGAATTGTAGTCTAGTGACAAAAGCGCCCGGCTGGGCGCTTTCTTTTAATATGAATCATAGATGTGAAAAAGGGGCCTATCGGCCCCTTTTTTCTTATGTTATCTGGAGATACTTATATTTCATATCGCAAAAAGGTGGATGTTTTTTCGTCAACTCCTTTTTTGGCCTGCGCTAACTGTTGCAGGCCATAGTTAGTGTGAATTGTTGCGTATGCAATTATTTTACCAATAAATTTATAAAATGGATTATTCGCTGTAAAGTCCGTTTCCACCTTCGCACATGATGTAATAACCACCAGGTTGTGGGTCATATTTTTGTATGTACTCTTCTGTCACAACAATAGGATCTGAAATCTCCTGACCACTTTCCAGAATTAACGTACACTGACCATCTGTGATATCACCTACACTTGCAATTTTTAATTCAAATACTGGTGTAATTTTTTCAACGTTGCTTTCCATTTAAAGTACCTCTATCTCAACAGAATAAGGGGTGGTTGTAGTTGCCCCTGGGTTCGCAGGAAGAATAAAACGAATCTTGCGACCTGAGTTCACAGCATAGGATAAGCTGTTATCATCATTCGCATTTTTTACAGTAAGACCATAGTTCTGGCCGATGAAGTTTCTGGCCTGAGTGGGTGTCACTGTTTTAAGGAACGTCGCTGTTTGTACTGGACTGGTGTTGGTAACAGCCAACCCATCGGTAGTTGCAATGTTTGCACCGCCAGACATAGGGACGACTATACATGGGAAGTTAGTGCTACGAACGAACACCTTCCACTCCTGAACAACAGCGTCACCAAGGTCGTTTCCGTTGCGAGATGTTAGCTTGACTTTCAACGTCATTCCAGGAATTAGCCCGTTAAGGGTGTAAACCTTACCAGACTGACGCTCATCAACAGTGAACGTACCGTTAAATCGTATCTTCATACCAACAGGGTTAATGGTTGGCAGTGCATCAAAATCAGACTCATAAAACGTCATAGCATTAGTATACATGCTGGACTGGAAGATGATGTTCAGGAAATCCAGGCCCCAACCGCCAGCCTGATTTGACCAGTTTTCCACTCTGCTTCTGAATCGTGCATTTAGTCCACGTACATTAATAGAGTGAACAACTTCGGCAGCTGGTACAGTACTCTTGGAGATTCCGTAACCGTCCGCAACTATCTTAATTACGCCGGTTTCCGCTATGATGCTGTGATCTTCAAGTCTTACAATATCATGCCATGACCCAGCACTCATCCACTGAGTTAATTTAATATCGTGACCATATACAAGACACGCACCAGCGGGAGTGCCATCACCAACAACCATTACCTGAGTAGACTTGCCTGACACACCGGCATTGAATGACATATCAGCTACTATCCGGAAGAAGCTATCAGTTGCAGTGGTTCCTGGGTTGCGCAGGAAAGTTAAACCACGTATTGACTGGCGAACCATTATATTTTCTACAATAGACCCCTCTGTCCACGCGAACTCGTTGTATAGTGACACAACAGCCCCATTGGTGTTGCCAGTATACCCAGTAACCCAAAAGTCACAAGCCTCACCTTGCCACATATCAGACAGGCGAACTGGTGTGGCGTTCACACCCTCATTACCTTGTACTAGGTAAGAAGCAGCACCCCAGAAACGGAACCCACGAATACCACCACCAGACCACGCTTGCTCTGAAGTACCATCCGTCTTAAATCTGGAAAAGGTAATACCAATGTTATCCCCTGTATGCCATAAATTTGGTCCTCTCAAGGTTCCTAGAGAGTAGGACAGGATATAAAATGGCTTATCCCCACAGTAAAACCGCAGACCACCTTGTAATACATACCCTTTATCAAATCCTGGGTTCTCAATTTTTGCTTCATAAATATTAAATGTACGTGAAGCCTTGTACATATTAGTGAGAACATGATCAATGGTATCTCCGGCTCGTAATCCGAAGTAACTTGAGGTTAACTCTTTAACATCTTTACGGCGGATAACCTGCCCATAATTATTGATAATCTGACACCCGTTATCATCAACATATGATGCATCGTTAGTTAAGGAGTGGCAATACCAAACGCCCCCACCAGCATTCTGTCCAGAAGTATGTTCTTTCAGAAACACTTGTTGACCAACAGATGAAAACTGCAAAGACCTTAAAGCTGTGATATTAGCACACTGACCGATATTTTTCAGTCCTGAACTTTGAGCGAGAACAGCTAGAGTCGACTGATCGCCAGCGTTATCAATGATGTGCTGAACTTGGTCTCTTGCAGTCTCTGCTGCCACCTCGGACGCTTTGGCGTTGATCTCTGAAGTTTTTGCCGCGCTTTCAGACGCAGCAGCCGCCGCAGCGCTTGCGTCCGCAGCTTCGGAGTCTGCCTTCACCTGATTAGCAAGATTTTGAAGTGCTTCTAAATCAAAATCCTTAAAGAAATCGACCGCATCCGCAATTACGGTTTCTTGCGACTGGTAGTAGCGCAAAGTTTCAGCAACATCTTGCGCCAGGCCGTCAACGGTCAGCGAGTCGCTTAAAAGGATCGCGTAATCGCTGGACGGGACAACCGCGCCGTTTGTGGTGATGGCGTTAATTTGCGTATCACTGACAACCTTGTTAATCACCGCCATCTGAATCGGCGACGATAAAAACATGATTGTTGAGCCTGGGCGAATGAGCGATAAGGATGATTGCCACTTCGTGCCAGTCCCGGTGATAACGCCGTTTGCGTCCATCGCGGCTTTGCCTTGTCTGTATAGTGCCATTTTAAGACCTCTTTTGGTTGGTTGAGTAACGCAGATAATAGCATCAATGAAGAAATAAAAAAAGGAGCCTTGCGGCCCCTTTAGTTGTCAAATCAGAACGGGATATCATCATCGAAATCCATGCCCTGATTACCACCACCGCTTTGCGGCTTCGGTTGTTGTTGTTGTTGTTGCGGCTTCGGTTGCTGAGGCTGGCCCCACCCACCCTGCTGATTACCGCCGCCCTGCGTTGGTTCTCGCTGGCTGAATTCCAGTTGCGGCATAATCATTTCATTGTGGCTGTAAGTTGCGCCGTTGTGCTCGCGGWWGACAGCATGATTAAGTCGGACGATGAAGCGCTGTAAATGGATAAGGCGATCAGTAAAACCTCCCGGGGAATTCAGATCGTAAAT